TTTTTAATAATTTATCTCTTATATTTAGTTTTGATCTCCTTAACTCTTCACTAGCAAATTTTCCCCATTGGTTTTGTGAGGGAAACTCTGATAGAATTTCGTCTAACAGTCCTCCTTGAGGGGGGATAAGTCCAGGCACTTCTCTAAACCCTAATAAAAATTCTTGATATCTAATTAAATCTTGAGCTATCATTCTGACTGCATCGTCAGTGCTGTTTCCGTAAATTAATCGTGCAAGCTCTCTTACGTTATTGATATCCGTTGCATCTGTTTGTGCTATTCTATGAATAGCTTTTACAGCTCTATCAAAAGGCACTTTCTTTTCTAGTTTTTTAGTTACAGTAAGTTCCTCTGCTTTTTTAATTTTATTTTCAACGATTTCTTCAGTTGCACCATAAACCATTTTAGTGCTTTGTCCCGCAGATCCTGAAGGAACTTGTGCTTTAAATTTTGCATTCGCCGGTATGTCTGGATTTTTTTTATAATCTCTAGGTTCTACCTCCCTGACCACTTTATAAATTTTTCTAGGGTTGTCGTCCGTATATTTTCTTTGAGAAGTTTCTGTAAATTTTCCTGGTGGTACTTTTTTAATTATACCATCTTTAATAGCTTTAGTTATTATTCTACCTACTACAGATTGGTTGACTCCTAATTGTTTTGCAATGTAAGTTCTACCGCCTTCTCCTTTAGAGTAAGTATTTAAAATTTGTTTAATTTTATCTACATTTAAAACAGTTTTGTTTGGGCCATCAGCTAAAGCTGCTGGTGTAAAATATGTTGGAAATAGTTTTTTTATTTTTGCATCAGTAAGATCGACTCCGTCTTTTAACGCTAGCCTTGAGCTAGACTCAAGATACTGTTTCATCTGTCTATATTGCGGAGGTGTAAGTGACATTATTCTCCTAACATTCTAGCGAGACCACCAGATGCTTTTTTAATTGATGGAATATTATCTGACACTTCATCTACGATTTCTTTTTTAGTTATTTCATTTATTTCATCAGCACCTGCCATAGTTCCGTCTTGATCAAACTCTACTCTGTATTCATCATACTCATCTGCTGGTGTTCCTTTTGTAGATTCATCACCTCTTCCTTTTTTATAATCCATAACAGTTCTATTGTTAATAACATCGTACGTTTCTTCGCCAGAAGAAGCCATACCGGGTCTATCTTTTATAATTTGCATATCACCTGTTCCAATATCTTCAGTTAATGTATACTCATCACCATTCTTACCTGTATAATAATATTCATTTACTCTTTCTTGAGGTTTGACTTTTGATTCTTTACCTAAAAGTTTAATTTTTTCTGCTAAACTAAAAAAATATCCTGGTGGCTCCGTGTTAGGAACAACTTTACTTATATCTTTTGCAACTTTCGCTGTCTTAGCAGGTTTTAAAAATTTACCAACAATGGGTAGTGTTGCAAGACCGCCCATAATTTTCATAAACGTTCTTCTGTCCATACCATCTTTTAAACCAATACGTCCCCCTTCTGCAAAACGTTTCAAAAGTCTAAATTTAATTTCAGGTTTACCTGTCTCTATATTATACATTAAAGTTGCACCAAAACCTTCACCATCTTTATTAATACCTAATCCAATATCTCTGCTTTTAGATCCGCCCTCACCTAAAAATAATTCTTGACCATCTTTTTCAATTCTAGTTCTACCCTTTCCGTATTGAAACTTTCCTAACAAATCTATTTTTTGAGATATTGGTATGTCTGCATTTACAATGGCATCAAGTGTTTCACTATCCATTGTAATACCTTTTGGTGCACCTGGAATTTGTTGTTTACCTGATTTAGATCCTGAAGCTTGAATATCAATAAAGTCAGACAACTTTGGTCCATCTTTATAACCAATACGACCACCATCTGCTTTCTTATCCATGTAAATATTTTCGTGTACACTTAATAACATTTTTTCTAAAAACTCTGGGTCGTCTTTGTATTTCTCTTTGTACTCTTGAGAGATCTCTTTAAACATTTTATCTTGTTGTTCTTTTTTCTGTTCCTCATTCATATTCTTTAACATTTTTTTTAATTGATTAGTTACTAAAGCACCACTAGCAGCAATAGGTATAACCTCTGATGCTACTTCTAATTCTTTTCCTGCCTGCATTCTTTCTTTTATACTTTTGTTATATTTTTTAGCGGCTTCAAGCGGACTGTTCTCACTTAAAAATTTTAAAAATCTTGGACCAAGACCTTGAGCAAAACCTATACGTCCACCTGTTGCAGACTTTAATCTATCTTTTGCAAGCTTGCTTTCAATATCTAACATTGTATCATCAAATTCTGGATCTCCTTTTTTTGGAAACTTAAATTGTGGATTTTTTTCCATGGATTTTTGAAGCTCTCTGTATTCTTCTATTAATTTTTGTAGTTGTCTATTTTTTCTATTTTTTTCAGTATTGCCAACCAGTGTTTTTAAAAAAGTTCTTCTTCCCGAGAAAAGTCCTGCTTTAAATCCTGCACGTCCACCTTTTGCTAATCCTTCGATTAATGGATCACCACGTTTTATCGTATCTAAAACTTCAGTATAACTCATGCCATAGTTATCCATAACGTATGGAATCTGGCCCATCTTTCCAGACTTCATCATTGTCTGAATATCTTTATCAGTTGCGTTGCCATATTTTTTAAAGTCAGAAATTGTTTTTTCTACATTATAATCTATCTCTCTTTCCTTAGCCATTTTTTTAATACCCATCTCTTCGTCAAATTTTGCTCTCATTGCAAGTGGTATTGCTTCTTCTCCAGAAACATTTTTTCCCATTCCAAACTTTTTCATTAACGCAAACTCTCTTGCTATATCAGGATCTTTTAACACTTGATTTGCTATGCCTCTAAAATCACCCTTGTCTGTAGCTTCTTTTATATTGTCAAAAGGACTTGGCATTTTATCTGTAATATCTATGACATTATCGTTAGTGATTGTTTTTGCCTTTGCTGCAGTGGACTGGTTAATAAAAGCCATAGCTTCATTCATGGCTCCTTCTGACTTAATAGCGTTTGGGTTAATACCGTTTTCAATAAGAAGCTGTCTTAACATGCCTTCTTGAAAGTCTACTTTTTGAGTATTTGGTATTACCATAATACCCTCATCAGTTGCTTTCATTAAATTTTTTCTAGCGTAGTTTCTAATAAAGTTGACTTTTGCCATTAATAATAATTCCTTTTACGTTGATCGATTTTTTCTTCGACATAGTCTTCAGGGTGTCCGATCAGACCGCCCTGTCTGAATCGCATGATCGCTTGGGTTGTGCTATCAACCAAGTCGTCATGATCACCATAAGGAAACGCAGCGCATTCTTCAATGACTTCTTCTGCGAATTTCTGCTCAGGCGCCCATATCATACCAGATTCAAATAAAGGTGCAACCGCATTCACACGAGCATGCTTGTCGTTGCCTTTTGATGGGGTAAAGTTGATTACCGGTATATCCATTTTTCTTAGCTCGTATGTTAAAGGTAAACCTGATGCTTTTGCCTCCACGATAACAGATTCAGGCTTCCAGTAGGTATATTGTTCAAGGGCCAATCTCCGTAGTTCAGGGAACTCGTATCTACCTTTGATGGCATCGAGAAGTATAAGATTGGCCCCACTATCCTCATCAGGATAAAATATACCCCATGTGGTGATAGCTGAATAGTCTGCTGTTTCTTTTTTTAAGAAAGCTGTATCGTAAGATTGTATGACGTGTTGTAGTTGTGGAATATTCTCATTAGTATAAGTCCTCCACCACTCACGTTTTAATATTGCACCTTCTTCACTAGTTGGTTGTTGCATCCACTGTGCGTTCCATTTAGCAACGGGTAGAGTTGCTTTGACCTTTTCTAATTCATCTTGCTTCCAATACTCAGGCCACACTGGTCCGTGATCCATGAGCGCTGGAAATTCAACCACGTGCCACTGATCAGCTTTTACTTCTGCTTGGTTTTTAACCAACATACCTGTTAAATCTTTTGTCGACCATCTAGTCATGACCAGCACGATCTTACCGCCTGGTTGTAAACGCTGACGTGGACCTGATGTATACCACTCGTAAGCTGACTCTAGTGCTTTACCTGACATTGCATCTTGTTCCGAGTGTGGGTCATCTATAATTAATAAATCTGCACCACGTCCTGTGATCGCACCACCTACACCAGCTGCGAAGTATTCACCACCTTGCGAAGTCTCCCAACGTCCTGCTGCTTTAGAGTCTTCTTGTAAAGTTGTTTGAAAAATTTTTCCGTAGTCTTCTCTGTCAATTAAATTTTTTGCTTTACGACCAAATCGTATTGCTAGTTCTGCCGTGTGTGTTGCTTGAATAATCTTGAGCTTTGGATCACGGCCCACCATCCAAGCCGGAAGTAAGAATGAGGCGAACTCCGACTTAGTATGTCTCGGGGGCATATTAATTATTAGTCGGTTTATTTCACCCGTAGCTAATTTATTAAATTTTTCTGCAATGTGTCTGTGGTGGGACCCCTCTACAAAATCAGGCCATACACACTTTACAAAAGACAGAAAGTCATTCTTTGCTTTATTCTGTATCTGCTTTTCAGCGTGCATGACTTGAAGTTTTTTGAAGGTTTTCCTGACATCTGCAGGTAATTTTTCTATATTTACCTTATTCAAGTCCATGGTACCAATATGTTTTCAGTATACATGAATGTCTAAATTATGCAATACAACCTGTAGTAGTGGGACCCCTTTTTACAAAAAGGGGTGATAGGGTCAAAAAAAGTTTGGATTTTTGGATTTGGTCTGGGACCCCTGACGCGTTAGCGCCAGGGGTGTTCATATGATGGCGTGGCGCGCCTGGCGCCACAACCTATAGTTGATGCATTTACTGCATACAACTATTAATCTAGTAATGTCATGTATGCGCTAGCATTCATCTTACCAAACTTATGTAAACCCTTTTGCACAGTTTTATAGTCCTCATCTATTTCTGCCTGTTTAATCATAATGTATAACTTATATTCTTCTGGAGTTAACATTGTTGATTGACCAGAAAAAGGGTTCGTTGTTTTAATTGTTCTTTCTGTCATAATATATATCCTACATTATCCTTTATGCGTTGTCAACCTCTTTTATTCTTGTTCTTGTAAAAGAATAATTGCCCCAATTACTTTGGATTGTTTCTTTTACAGGGTCCTCGATTGATGTTTCTAGCGCCTCGGTCCTTGGATATAACTGCACAAATTCTTCTATATGTTTTTTAATAAAATCATGCATACAAGTTTGGTCGCAAAAATATTTCCATATGGAATTGGCTCTATAATTATTCAATGCAATCTTAACTGTTCTTAAAACTTTAGAGCCTTTGACACCACGAACCCTTGTGGTTGTCGCTCGTTTATGGCAACTTGGACCATGGCACCAGACATAATCTGTCATTAGTGCCTTACTTTCCACGCAGTATTGGCAGTTCTATAACCATGTGCGTCTAGATCATAGTAAACATAATAAGGCACACCTTTTTTAGATGTTCCATATCTGCTTTTTTCGTCGTGCTTTCCTCGTCTTGTTATGTGCTTTTTGTGCTTGTTAGCCCAATAAGTTATATAAAATGTTTTAGTCATTTATGCCTTTCTGTTATGGGACTATCCTATATTATAGGATAGCCCCTGTCAAGTGTTAATTTACACTTTGTTGCATTTGTTTTCTTGCAATAGCGATTTTTTGATCTCTAGTTAAGACCTCCTTATCCTCCAAAAGACTAGCCAAATTTTCTGGGCTATAAATTGAAAGTGCCATTGAACTACTTTCGTTCATCATTGTTTCATTTAAAACAACTCCGACTTTATCTGCAAGTGCTTTTGCTTGATCGAATGTTCTATAAGATTTCAAACCTAATCTTAAAGTTTTCATTTTGCTCTCAACATAATTATACATTTGTTCATGTTCTTTAATTACATTGTCAGCACTAGCACGATACATCTTAAAAAATTCCAAAGTGTTTTCATCAACTTTGAATTGTCTTGAACGACAATAAGATGTTCCAATTACCCAAAGTTTAAAATCATTTTCCCATTTTGCAACAGGGGTAATTACAGATTTGTCATCATTTGATGATGAATTAAAACCCAAAAATTTATTTACTGCACTCTCATCATTATAATATTTTGGATTTCTTTTTGAGTAATCAT